ACGCAAGGCGCGGATGTATTTAAGGGCTTTGCCCAATCTCCGTACTATGCGAAGAAAATCCTCGAAGCCCCCCCGGGCGACGAGGCGGTGAGAACAGAAATTCACCGCAACAGAGAGTCCCTCCTTGCCATGCTTGATCAAACATCTCGCATGGTTGCGCTCACCCTGGGTCTCTACGACCCACTGGAGTGGCGCTTCAGTCACGGCCCTGGAGCCGTTTCGAATGCGAAGGCCGGAAGCAACCGTTACCGGTTTGTCAACTGGCCTGAGCGTTTGGAATCCGTCTTTAGTTACGCGGATTGTGCATTCCACGATTGGCGTAGCTGGATTGCAGCCTCGTTCAATAGGGTGTGGGGAATGCTTCATTACGGCAGAGATGCCGTGGAAGTCGTCTCCTGTGCTTCGGACATAGTCCCTAGCCTCCTGTTGAATGTTCCAAAGACCCTTACGAAACCAAGGCTAATTGCCGAGGAACCGTATGAGCATATGTGGTGCCAACAGAATATATGGCATTACATGCGAACTCGTGTGAGCCGCACGTGGATAGGAAAGTTCGTCAACTTTGATGACCAATCCTTGAACCGTGAGCTTGCTCGAAAGGGTTCATTGGACGGATCCCTTGCGACGATAGACCTATCATCCGCATCGGATCGAGTCTCCTGCGAATGTGTGGGGAATATGTTCCGAGCCAACCAAGGCTTGTTGCATGCTCTCCGTGCATGTCGGACCCATGTAATCGAGGTCGAGAAATCGACCGTAGAGTTACGAAAGTTCTCTACCATGGGCTCCTCCTGTACCTTCCCCGTACAGAGCTTGGTGTTTCTAAGCGTGGCCCTAGCGGGTACGCTATGGACTAGGGGGTCAAAGGGACCCCTAGCCGTCGACAGGGCGAATAGCCCTGAAGAAGAGATGCTAACATGTGCGGGCCAGGTGGCTGTCTTCGGCGACGACATAATCGTTCCGACCGAAGCCGTCCCGGCAGTGAGGGATCTACTTGAAGTCTTGGACTTCAAAATCAATGCGTCTAAGACATTCACGATAGGAAACTTTCGTGAGTCCTGTGGCGCTGATTGCTTCCGCGGGGAGTTAGTCGCCCCTGCGTACTGGCATGGTCCCTCTTTGAAAACTCCGGAGTCCTACGCGAGTACAGTCGAAGTATCCAACAACTTCTACCAGAGGTTGTTGGTGAACACGGCTGAATACCTGCGTACCGAGTTGGACCGGCACTGGAAAGTGCCGGTGGTTCCGTTCCGCTCTGGGGTCTTGGGTGCGAAAAGCTTTGTGACTCCTTCTAAGCCGAATGCGGCCACTAGGTGGAATAAAAGATCACAATGCTGGGAGTGTAAGCTGATTACCGTTAAGGCAGTCAGCGATGTCACCAGCGTCCAAGATGACTCGGCTCTCTTGCAGTTCTTCACTGAACAGCCTGATCCTCTCACAAAGTGGGAGGCTGGCGTGAGAAGCCGCGCGGTGGTTAATGTAAGTCACCGCTGGGTTCCTTTTGCTGTCGCCGGATACGCAGAAGGTTCCGACAGAAACCCCTATCGACCGTGTGCCTCACCGGAGCTGCAACCCCTCACGGGGTCTTGGCTCGTTATCGGTCGCACGTGGTCCCCGCATCTGACATCATGCAATACCGTAGAGTACGTGAGTGCTCCTCCCTCGCTAGATAGCGAGTGGATCCTTTGAGTGGCACGACGAGTGCCCGGGAACGGCTCATCGCTGGCTGTGCCAGAGAATGATGAGGTGATGTGAAACTGATGCACCAATGTATGCGAGTAGAGAGTTCATATCCTTACGCGGCGCTGTATCTCCTCCTCTGGCGGAGTACTGCGAAGCAAGGAGTAACCCC